ATTTGGTCCTTCATAAAATTTAATATTATCTGTTATATCAGAATCTAAATAATATGCTGATAATATATTACTTTTTTTAACTTTAAAATCTTCTCTATACATAAAATTTTTAAAATTATTTAATTCTGAATTATTTTTAATAATTATTTTATAATTAATATTTTGATAACTATAATAGATTTTTATTATCTTAAATTTATGAATTAAATTTAAATTTTTTTTTGATAGTTTTTCATCAATTTCTAATTTTATTATTTTAAATTTTTTTTTATCATTATTTTTATAAAACAGAGCGAATTTATCATTTTTTTTAAAAAACAGAATGAATTTAATTTCTAAATATGATAAAAAAAACATTAATTTAAAAAATATTATTTCAAAATGATAATATAGAAAAAGAAAAGGAAGTAATAATAAAATAAAATAAAAATACATTAAATTTAATTAAAAAAAGTAAATTATTTTTAAATAATTTTTTATTTAAAAATAAAAAGTGGTTATTAGAATAAAAAAATTAAATGAATTTTATAGAAACTAATTCCAGTTTAAATAATTATTTACAACAACTAAACAAAATTGATAAAGATTTGTTAAATATTTTAGAAAAAAGAAAAATCATTATTAGAATAATTAAAAAATTACAAAAAAAATTGAAAAAATCTAATTTACTTTTAAATAATAATATTAAATTAACTAGTGAAGAAAAAATAATAGAATTAACAAAATTAACAAAAAAATATAAAAAAAAACAATTAATGGATATTTATAATAAAATAAATGAATATAATTAAATTTTATTAAATAAGTTATTCCAAGAATTTATAGACTCAATAGTATTAAAAATAAATTTTTTTTTATTTTTCATTTTATTTGAAATATTATTTTGTAATATTTTTGATTTACCTATTTTAATTATTTTATTGATATAATCATTTTCATTTTTTGCAATTAATTCATTTAAATTTAATAGTTTTAAAATACCATAAGTAAATCTTCCACTAATAAATTTAGATGGTAATGATACTATTGGTTTTGGATTATTCAAAGAAAACACATCATATGTTGAATTTAATCCTCCAAATGGAAAAGGTTCAATTATTACATTTGCAATATTTAAATAAGAATAATAATAAAAAAAATTTTGTCTTTTTAAAATTTTAATTCTATTACTTATATTATATTTTTTAATTTTTTGTTTAAAATGTTTGATATTTATATTATTTTGATTTGTATCAAGAGAAATATATAATTCCGAATTTTTGGATAATAAAAGTAATTTTATTAAAGTATTCAAAAATTTATAATTTAATTTTAAAAAAGTATGAAGACAAACATAAATAATTTTTGTTTCACTAATTTTTAATTGATTTCTTTTTAATAAATCATATTTTGTAAAATGTAAAAATTTAAATGGATCATAATAAAACATTCCCAAATTATTAAATTTAATTAATTTTTCAGTATAAAAATGATCAATAATATTATAATTTTCAAATAATTCACTTGAAATAAATGAATCAATTGTTTTAATACCAGATGTACATGAGTGTCCAAAAGTTGTAATTTGTTTTTTTGCTAATTTATTACAAGCTAAAAAATAAGTTTCCATATTCATGCCAATATCACAATATAATAAAACATCTAAATTATAACTTAATATTGTATTTTTTGTTTTTTCACTGTATCCATTTATTTTAATAAATTGAATATGATTTTGTTTTTTTAAAATAAATTTTTGTATTTTTTTAAATTTGTTTAAATTAGTAAAAACAAAACAAAAAACATTAAATATATTTTTGTCTAAATTTAAAATAATTCCAATACGATCTTTAAATACTGGGTGAGGAAGTAATAAATATTGAGAAATAAAACCAATATTTTTTTTTTTATTTTTTTTAAAAGAGTTATTTAATTGAAAATCTTTTTTATTTAGTATAAAATTTAAATTATAAAGTTCTTCTATTAGTTCTTTTGCTAAAATTCTATTTGTTAAATAAGCCAATCTAAAAATAGGATTAAAATTTAGTTTAATATATTTAAAATAAAAAGTATCTATTTTATTTTTTTTATAAAATTGTTTTAAAAATAAAATATTTTGTTTATATGTTTTTATAAATTGTTTCTCAATTATTTCATTATAAAGTAAAATTGGTATTATATTTTGATTGTATAATAATAATATAAGTAATAACCAATTACAATTAAAATAATTTGAAATTTGTAAAACAATAATATTATATTTTTTATTAAATAAATTAAATGACCTTAAAATATTAATATTTTTAATACTTAAAATATTTTTTTCAATTTTACAAATTTGTGTAATATCATTCAGTAATTGTTTTATTATATTATGAAACCAATTTACTTCTTTATTATAATAAAATTTTAAATTTTTTATAAAATTGTTTTCTAATATTATTTTGTAATTTTTTATCATATTTATTATTATTTTTTAATAAAAAAATACTTAAAAAAATATTTAAAAAATTTATTAAATAAAAAAAAATGGAAGAAACTCAAATTATGAATAAAACAATTTCTACTAAAATTATGAATAAAACAATTGCTATTGATACTGATGAAATTACTAATGAAAAAAATTTTAATGCTGATATTCAACAATTAATGAATATAATTGTTAATTCATTTTATAGTCAAAATGAAATTTTTTTACGAGAATTGGTTTCAAATGCATCTGATGCACTTGATAAAGCTAGAATTGATGCAATTCATGATGATTCTATTTTAAAAATTAAAATTTTTATTAATAAAGAAGAAAAAACATTAACTATTGAAGATAATGGTATTGGTTTTACACATGAAGATTTAAATAATAATTTAGGTACAATTGCACATTCTGGTACAAAAGATTTTATGCAAAAATTAAAATCATCTGATTCTTCAAATATGATTGGTCAATTTGGTGTTGGATTTTATTCTGCTTTTTTAGTAGCAGATAAAGTAAATGTTTATACTAAACACAAAAATGATAAAGAATATTTATGGAAATCTAATGGTATTAAAGGATATACTATTAATACTAGTAATATTGGATTAAAAAGAGGTACAAAAATTGTTCTACATATTAAAAAAAGTCAAGAAGAATATTTAGATGAAAATAAATTAAAATCTATTTTAACAAAACATAGTGAATTTATATCTTATCCTATAGAATTATTATTTCATAAAACTAGAACAAAAGAAGTAGTAGAAGTTGAAGAAGATGATGATGATATTAAAGTAGACGATGTTAAAGTAGAGGATGACGATGTTAAAGTAGACGATGTTAAAGTAGACGATGTAAAAGTTGAAAATGACGATGTCAAAGTAGAGGATGTTACTAATAAAAAAAAGAAAACACAACAAATTACTGAAAATTATGAAGAATGGGAACAAATTAATAAAAAACCTATTTGGAGGAAAAAAGATGCTACTAAAACAGAATATGAAGAATTTTATAAAACAATTAGTAAAGATTGGGAAGAACCATTAAATTATATTACTTTTTCATTAGAAGGTTCTGTACAAGCAAAAGGAATTTTGTATATTCCCAAAAAAGCACCTTCTGATTTATTTCAAAAAGAGACTAAATCTTCTCGTATTAAATTATATGTAAAAAAAGTGTTTGTTAGTGATCAATGTTATAATATTTTACCAGATTATTTAAATTTTATTACAGGTGTTGTTGATTCTGTTGATTTGCCATTAAATGTTTCTAGGGAAATTTTACAACAAGAAAAAAGTTTAAAAATTATTAGAAAAACTTTATTAAAAAAAGTTCTTGAATTAATTGAAAAAATTCCTGATAAAGAATATGAAGAAAATTTTTATAAACATTTTTCTAAAAATATTAAATTAGCTGTTTATGAAAATAATAATAAATATAAAAATAGATTTGCGAAATTATTAAGATATTATTCAAGTCGTTCTACAGATACTCTAATTAATTTAGATGATTATGTTAAAAATATGAAAAAAGAACAACCAGGTATTTATTATATTAGTGGTGATAATAAAGATATTTGTCAAAATTCTCCATTTGTTGAAAAATTAAAAAAAAGAGGTTGGGAAGTTTTATATTTTACTGAACCATTAGATGAATATTTATTACAATCATTTACTGAATATGAAACGAAAAAATTAATTTGTTGTACTAAAGAGGGTGCTGATTTTGGTGATTCTAAAGAAGAACAAGAATTGTTAAAACAAAATGAAAAGACTTTTGAAAAAACATTAAAAAAAATTAAAGAAGTATTAGGTGATAAAATTGAAAAATGTAAAATTACGAATAGATTAACTGATAGTCCAAGTATTATTTCTACTGTTGATTACTCTTATACTAGTAGAATGCAAAATATTGTAAATGCACAAGCTTTAGCAAACTCTACTAGTCAAAATTTTATGACTGCTAAAAAAGTTTTAGAAATAAATCCAAATCATAAACTTATATTAACTTTAAAAAATAAAATTAATAAAAATGATAAATCAATAAATGATATTATTTGGCTCTTATTTGAATCTACATCCTTAAATTCAGGTTTTCAATTAACAAATCCAAATAGTTTTTATAAAAGAATTATTAATATTATGGCATTGGGATTAGGTTGTGATGATGATGATGATGATGATGATGATGAAAAATTAGAAGATGATACTGAAGAAATTGATTTAACTGATTAATTTTATTCTAAATAATTTGGGATTTTATTTTTTAATATATTACAAACAAAATATATTAAAAATAAATATAAAATTGTAAATAAAATAAATTTTTTTGTTAATTTCATTTTAATATATTATTAGAAATTAAATTTGAACTAAATGTGGTAATGCTATAGCAGCAGTTTTTGACACTTCTGTTAATGCAGTTAAACACCACATCGCGCCTAATTGTTTATCTGCTCTATTTTTACCACTTGATATTAATTTATCAAAATTATCTAATAATATATTTTGAATTTTATTTTTATTGTTGTATTTAAAAAATTCATTTACAGTTATTTGAAATACATTCATTAAGGGAACAACTTTTTTTCTTATATCATTCATATTTTGATGAACCATTATCCTATAATTCCAAATATCTTCTAAATATCGGTATAATAATTTATATTTATTTATATTTAAATCTAAAAACCAAGATATATCTGTATAATTATCTAAAAAATCTATTTTTTGAAATATTTCAAATGTTCTTTCTCTTATTGATTGTTTTTTTATAATTTTATTAACTTTTATTTTATTTTTTAGTAAATGTTTAACATTTTTAATTATATTTTGAGGTATTTTTTTAGTTGAATAAGGATTTATTTTATTTCCTTTAATTATTTCATTTATTGTAT